GGCCTGCATGCAGGCTGAGTTTTCCGAATATCTGGCGGAGGAGCCAGACACTGTTCCGCCTGGCGGGGGCATTCGGTTCAAGCATGACGGCGTTGGTTGGGTTGGTCAGGTGATCAACACTGGGGCAGCGTCGATGGGGACGCGGATTGCGGCGGGGGCGCATGTGCGGCCGGCGAACGCGCTGGTGGCGGCCGAGGGACAAGGAATTGCTTCATAGTCGAGGATTCGTCATGGGAACCGTCACTTCGCTGCCTGGTCATCCTCTTCCGCCAGAGGCAGGTGAGCCAAACGAAAAGATCGTGGCTCGCCTAGAGCTTTTGTTGCGACAAGCAAAAGACGGGCAAATTCTCGCATTCGCGTATTGCTTGTATCGTCCGTCGGATAGAACCAGTCATGGTTGGATAAATGGGGCATTCGCGTTTCACCTCGCCGCCGCCATTCTCGCAATGCAGCATGCTTTTTGCCGCTTGGCGCTTGAAGCGGAAGAGATCTAGGTCGGCGCAGACATAGCTTCAGACGAAACATCATGAGCATTCCGACCGTTGCCGAGGAAGACGCTGGGAAGCGCTGTAAGGAATGCGTCGACTATCGAAGGGCGGAGGACGAGGCGCGGTCGTGCGGGACGTGCCGGTACTCCTATGGCCCGGTTGGCGAGCGTCGGTGCCGGATCGTCAAGGGGTTCATCAATCCGGGAGACACGTGCGATTTTTGGGAGTTGAGAAAACGGCCGTGAAAGCTAAGGAAGGCGCTAGGAAGCTGGATAAGGCGGAGGTAAATTACCGCCCGGCCAGCTTCTCGCAGCCGTGGGAACGTAGCAAAGCCTGTGGAGGATGCCGGCACTCCTATGGACCTTTTGATGTGCGTTGCCGCATTGTCGAGGGACCAATCTACCGATTCCACACGTGCGACAAATGGCAGAGAGAGCGGCCATGAAAATCGAGGATTTCCCAGGTGGCGTGATTTCGATCAAGAGGCGCCTTGACGGCGCGGTACGGATCGAGTTCGGAAGCGAAGTGATTTTGGTGTGGCCGGAGGGCGCCGTGGCTATCGCGGAAGCTCTTTTGAAAGAGGCCGGCGCGCAAATGCGGGTCGTGAGGGCGGAATGATTACGATCGGGCGCGTTAAATTCGATCGCATCCCGGATTATTTTCTGGAGCGCTACGATGCGGAGATTGCCGCTTGGGCGAACAATTTCCAAAAGATCGGTCCCGTCAAGTCGTTTATTTTGCGGGAGGGGCACGTCGCGGATTCGTCGCCAAATCCGGAGCAGGGCGCGGAGCTGATTCAGGTGAAGCTAATCGCTAAACTAAGCCGGAGAGGCGTCGAGATATCGCCGTTGGAGCAACGGGACGAAGTGCTGATCGCGCTGCATTGCGAGAAGATGGAAAGGGCAGGGCTGAGGTCAAAGCAATTCACGCCAGAGCCCGAGCGGCCGTGGGTTCCCTTCATGCCATCCATGAAGCGGCACTGAACAAGCATGGGGCAGGTTCTCGACTTCAAGGCGGGAACGAAGGTCGCGGATTTCGTCAGCTCGGATGGGCTTTGCGATATCATCCAAGGGCCATTCGGGAGCGGAAAGACGAAAGCGCTGTGCGCGCGGATCATGCGGCATGCGCAGGACCAAGTGAAATCGCCGGTCGATGGTTTTCGCTATAGCCGGTTCGCGATCATCCGGAACACGGTGCCGGATTTAGTCCGCACCACGATTAGGACTTGGCTAGAGACATTCCCGGAAAGGGAATATGGCCGCTTCATCGGCGGCGCCATGAAACAGCACATAGTCCGGTTTGCCGACGTTGACTGCATCGTGGATTTCTTGTCGCTCGACAAGGAAGACGACATTAGAAAGCTCAGGTCTACCGAGTACACCGGGGTTGCCTTCAACGAGGTGTCGTTCGCGCTCCGCGAGCTTTTCGTCGAATCCTTCCGGTGCTTGCGATATCCTGAACCAAAACATGGCGGGCCCAATCCTTGGAGAGGAATTCTCGCGGACACGAATCCTCCTGACGAAGATCATTGGCTCGCGATCATGACAGGTCAGGTTGAAATGCCGGTCGGCCTTCCCGAAGACGAACAGGCGAAATATGCCTGGCCGGAAGGTTGGGGCTTCTACAAACAACCCTCGGCATTGATCGAAAAATTCGACGAACGAGGGCTATTGACCGGATATGAGATCAACCCGAAGGCGGAAAATCTTTCCAATCTTCCCAAAGGGTATTACGACGAATTGCTTACGGCTGCTCCGTCAAAGGCGTGGATCGATTCGCGATTGATGAATCGAATCGCGCTCGTCGCGGAGGGGCAGCCGGTATGGCCGATGTTCAGACGCGAATTCCATGTCGCTAAAGAAGCGCTAAGGCCTATTCCCGGAAGGGACGTGATCGTCGCGCTCGATTTCGGCCGCGTCTATCCAGCCGCGCTGTTTGGCCAACAAATCACTGATCGCAACTATATTCAGTTTGAAATTTTAGGGTTCAACGAACCGGCAACCGTCTTCGCTCCAAAGGTGAAGCGATTCTTGGAAACTCATTATGCGGACTCCAAGGTGCGATTTACCGGCGACCCGAAAGGACGCGATAAAGGTCAAGCCACGGATCAGTCCAGCTACGAGATTTATGCCTGGCACGGAATGCAGATCGTCCCATGTCCCGTCAAGGGGAACGACATTCAGACCAGAACCGAGGCTGTCGCTTTCGTTCTCAACGACAACCCGTCCGGGGTCAACCGTCTCGTCATTTCGCCCGCGTGCCGGACATTGATTACCGGCATGGCGGGCCGGTATCACCTTGTCCGCGAGGAAGACGGAGAGCTGAGACCAAAAAAGGACAAATACTCAAATCTTTGCGACACGCTCCAATATTGGGTTATCGGAGCGGGCGAGGGGCGCCGCATGATCGGCGTGCGGCCGGCGATTGACGCTAAGCCTTTCTTGTATCATAAGGCACGTAAGAGCATGCGACGAGTTGTGTCCTAATGGGCGCGGTCCAACAAATCCCACCGGGGTCCGAGCCAGACGAATGGTTCCTCGCCTTCCATCGGAAATGCGATTCTAAAATCATATCGTTCTTGAGCTTCGGCGAATTCAAGCATGTTCTCGCCTTCGGCTATTGTCCGGGGTTAAAAGTCTGGCTCGTTTTCGACGTGACGTGGAAAAAGACATGGATTAGGCTTTTGTCCCATGAACAAGGAGCGATCGAGCAGCTTGCGGAAATGACGCGCAATTGTGCAATCGTGGCGGCCGCCTCAGCCGGCCGCACGCCGCCGCTCATTACGCGCATCGGTTATTTTTGCGTCCCCGCGGTCATCAGTCTTCTCGGCCTCGGGTGCGTTGCGATCACCCCAACAGGCCTTTATCGGTATCTGCTCAAAAATGGCGGGTATGAAATCAATGAACACGTCAGCTCCGCAGCCGCCGCCGTTGCCGATTGACCCCAGTCTTGCGGCGGAGCAACAGCAAGCGCATCAGGCCTTGATCCAGCAATTGCAAGGCCAAGCACAGCAGGATACGGCGAGCATCATGGCGCGCTACGGTATATCGCTTGGGCTCGCCGGCGCAAACGCCGGTTCGCCGCTCGTTCATGCCTCCTATGTCGGCGGACGTTGATGACGAGAGAGCCAGATTCCTTAGAGCAAGAAGCCGTGCAGAGGCTCGCGGCCTGCCGAACCTGGAAATCATATATCGAGCTTGACCTCAAGGAAATCTATTTTTTGACGGCGCCGAACCGCCAGCGCCAAATTTCTTCAATGGTGATGCCGGCCGTCCAACGAATGTTGGACGCGCCGGAACTCAATACCGACGTTGGCTTCATCGTCGTCGGAGATTTCATCACCGAAGTCGTCAATGCTTTCCTTCCGCAAGCAATGCCGTGGTGCGAATACGCGCCAGGCATGGACCTGCCATCGGACGCGTGGAAGCAAGTCGAAGAAATTGCCAGAGCCAACGAGAGCAAGATTTTCGAGGCGGTAAAGGCCTCGAATTTCTACTCGGAAATTCCAAAGTCCTATTATCCAGACCTTGGAATCGGAACAGTCGGCATGTGGATTTCGAGGCCGCACCCGGCACAGCCGATCGTGTGCTCCGCGATACCGTTGCGCGAACTCGAAATCGATCTTGGTCCTTATGGCGAGATCGACACTAGATTTGCCGTTCGCTATACTCGCAACCATTACGTGCAGGAACTCGTCGGCAAGGAAATCTGGGACAAGATGGACGCCGATACGAAGACGAAAGTCGGCGGTAAACCAACCGATCGCACGCAAATCGTCTGGGGGTTTTGGCGAAAATGGGACGATAAAACCGATGAAGTATGGCAGCACGTCGTCATGCGCGATAACGCTGTTCTTCATCAGCAAGAGTTCCGCGGAGAGGGAAGCTGCCCGCTTTTGGTGACGCGGTTCAATCCGACAGCCGATTGGCCTCATGGAATAGGACCAACCTATCAAGCCCTGCCAAGCCTGCGGCAAATCGACGAATTGGAGAGGATGCGGATCGAGCATGGCAGCCTTTCTCTGCACCCGCCGCTCATTTATCCAGACGACAGCGTCGTCAATCTCGACCAGGGGTTGGAAGAGGGAAAAGCCTACCCCTGCCGCCAAGGCCAAGAAAATCTCTTCCGGGAAATCTATCGCCCGCCGCCGCCGGATGCCGCCAATTACCAGTTCGAGGAGAAGGTCAAAAATCTTCGCAAACTCCATTTCGTCGATCATCCGGAACAAACGGGAGATACACCGCCAACCGCGACGCAATGGATGGATGAACTTGCGCGCGCGCAGCGGAGGATCGGAACGCCCGGCATGTCTTTTTGGCGGGAAGGCCCGGCACAATATTTTCTCAGGTTTAAATATCTTCTCGAAGCGGCCGGAAAAATCTCCCCATTGAAAGTAGACGGCCGGACGGTTTCGACGATGCCACGAAATCCCGCGCAGGCCGCGGCGGAACAGCAGGAAATCGTTAAAACCATGCAGATCGCAACCTATTTTGCCCAGACGTTTCCAGAGGAATTCAAGGTGCGTGTGGACGGAGGCAAAACAATGCAAAATTTTGCCGAGAAGGCCCGTGCCTTGTTGATCGCGTGGCGGAAACCTGAAGATGTTCAAAACGCCGTCGAGCAAATGGCGAAGTTGACGGGAGATAGACCAGTGCCTGGCCAGCCAGGAATTCCAGGACCAGCGGCGTAATGGATAGAATTCAAGAACTAGCCGAAGCACTAGATCGCGTCGCTCGCACGCCAGATGGAGGAATCATTTACTCGTATCTTCAAATCCAGGTTTTCAGCGTTTGCCGCGACCTCGGCGATTGTACGTTGCAAGGCTTTGAGGGCCGCCGTATATTCGCCAGCGAACTAATGGCTTTCATGTCGGAAGGGATCGAAGCGAGTGGCGCTAGAGGCAACGTCATCGTCGGAAGGCGGGACGCAGGCGGAGAACCCCGCAAGCGGCGGCGATCAATCCGCGAATATCTCGCTGGAGAGCCAAGCTGGGCAGGCGAGTCAGACGAACGAGCCACAACAGACGACAGCGCTAAGCCGGCCTGAATATGTGCCGGAATCACATTGGGACGCCACCGCCGGAAAGATCAAGGATGACAATGCCTTCGCGGCCCATCTGAACGAAATCATCTCGCGCGACGCCGCAGAGACAATTCGTAAGAATGGGTTGCCGCCGTCGCCGGACTCCTACAAGAGCGAGCTTCCAAAGGATTTCACGCCACCGGTCGGACTTGAATTCAAGCTCGACGAGAGCGATCCCATTCTCGCTCAGGCCCGCGCCTTGGCCCATGAAATGGAGATCAGCCAAGAAGGGTTCTCCAAGCTTCTAGGACTTTACGCCGGCTCGCAAATTTCCACGCAGCAAAGCGTAACCGCCGCGCGCGATGCCGAAATTTCGAAACTTGGCGCTACCGGTCCAGCGCGCATCGACGCCCTCAATACATTCTTCACCGCGCAACTTGGCGGATCAGAGGGCAAACAATTCATGTCGCGCATCTTGACGGCCTCGGATGTCGCGATCGCCGAAAAACTCGTCGCCAAGATCGCGAACTCCGGCGGCAATTTCACGACGCGCGGCCGCGAAGCGCAAAATCAAGCCGGAACCTTGTCGGACGACCAATATGCGAAACTGTCGCCGGCCGCCAAACTCGATTACGCGCGTGGCCGCGATCAGTCGAAAATGCCTGCTTGGCGTGATCCGCGCGCGGCGTAAATAGAGGAATTATAAGGCAATGGCCGTCAGCAATCTCATAACCCTTCCAGAGTACGCAAAAGGGTTCTCGAACGAGGACATCCGGCGCACCATCATCGAAATGTTCACCACATATTCGGACGTAATGGAAGTGATGCCGTTTGAGACCTTGCGCGGCTCGAAATATGTAGGCTACCGCGAGGCCGCGCTCGCTCTGCCTCAATTCCGCGCCGTCAATGAGTCGTCGTCAAGCGGGCATGGAATCATCCAGCCGTTCGACGAAGCTACCGCGATCATCGATCATGATATCGATATCGACCGGGCAATCGTAGACCGCCATGGACCAGAACGCCTGAATTACGAATCGCGCATGGGAATCACGGCGTTCGCTAGGCTGTGGATCGATACCTACGTCAAGGGAGATCGTTCGACCAATCCACGCGTGTTCGACGGTCTCAATGTCCGCGCGACTCTGTTCGGGCGCCTCTTTAACAATTCCACGGCTTCCGGCGGGGCACCGTTATCGCTGATAAACCTCGATCAGGTGATCAATCAAGTCAGCAAGAAAAGCGGAACAGTGTTCATCTTCGTCCCATTCATCTCCATTCCGCTGTGGATTCAGGCCGCGCGCACCACGTCCTTGACAGGCTTCGTCATGCAGACCTGGGACGAAACCGGTATGCCGAAGATGAGCTATAGCGGCCATCGCCTCTTGACCGGCTACCCGAAGGACGATCAGGTTCCGGTTTTGCAATTTAACGAAGTCGGCTCAGGCGGCGGATCGGCCGTCACGGCGTCGCTCTATGTCATGGCTCTCGGTGAAGGAATGCTGCGCGGAATTCAAGTGCGGCCATTGCAGCCAGAGGATGTCGGATTACTGCAAGACCGGAAAACCTACCGCACGCACATTTCATGGGACGTGTCCATCGTTGACGAGCATAAATACTGTTTTGCTCGTCTGACATCTTGGACAAACGCGCCAATCGTCGCCTAATCGGAGAACGCGCAAGTGACAGGACGCAGGAATTACGCCTTCGACGCCAATATGCTGCTGAGCGATGGCGTAAGCGCGACAACCGTTGCCGGGTACGCCCAAGTCGGCGGCGCGCAGGGCATTATCGACCTTGGCGGCAATCAGGGGGTCACCATAATCCTTCCTGCGATTGCCGCGACCTCGACGATCAAACCTCAACAAGCTCGTATCGATCTCGCCTGCGTGATCTACATTTCCGCGATGACGATATCCGGCTCGAATTTTTACAAGGTCTATGTCGTGGGATCGAACGATCCCGGACTTGCAACCGGCAATGCGATATTGGGAGCAGGGCAATTCGGCGTCGGAACGGCGATGGATGTTCCGAACGCCGTCAGCTCGCATGCGCCCGCCGGAGCAACTGGAGTCCCCACCGGAGATTTCTACGAAATCTTGTTCACGAACGAATACAATGGCACGCCGTTAGAGTACGTCTCTCTCTATGTGGCGGGCACGTTCGGCTCGATCACGTTCCAATCGTTCGCCGCTGTCCTGCCGAGGATTTGATGAACGCCGAAATTCAAATTTCCGAGCACACGAAATTAAGCGGATCATTGCTCGCATTCAATGGACCGATGCAGGTCTGGCTATGGGATTGCGGGCCGGAGCAGCCGATGCTTCCAGAAGCTCCGGAGCCTCCAACCGGGAAGGCCGGAGACCCGCAATTCGATCTCGCGAAGATAAAATATAAGCGAGCGTTAAGGGCGTATGAAGAAGAGCTGGTAACCTACGACAAACAGGTTGCAGAATATAAGGATTACGCGGCAAGGTTTGGCGGTCCAGTCGAATATCAATTCTTCTCTGTCGACGCGCGGGATGCGCTTGCGGCGGACGCGAGAGCAGTTAGCGAGGGTCGCCAGACCCGGCCAAGATGGCATATCTCGGCGCGCACGCGCGGCTATGAAAAAGTGCATAACGGCGGCCTGCCGGCTGGTCTAAAACCAGGCCATGGACATCAGGCCAATCTCGAACGTCAAATTTCATCCGACAGGGAGTTCTTATCGGCTCTCAAAGCCGACCCGCACTTTAAATTAGAGGCACGCCCATGAAATTCGGTTTTCTAAAAATCCTTTTCGTTGCGATGATCGCCGCATGCCTAGCGCCCGCCGGAAAGGCGCATGCCGCATGGGGCGGCATCTACTGCGCTTCGGAAACTGCCATAGGCCCTGCCGGCCCAAGGCGAGTCGTAAATCCTGTTACGACAAATGCTTATTCGTTGAACGCGCAAGGTTGCGCATTCATCGCCAACGCGGACATCGGCTACTTTCTGAGTCAGGGATTTTCTGCCGGTTCGAACACTCAGAACATCACGCTTGTCGGGCTCACGGCGAACAGCACCACCGCGAACTCGCCGATCCTCCCAGCCGGGGCAATGATTGACAGCATCGTCATCGGAGAAACAGCCGGCAATGCGGTAACTGGTGGGATCAATATCGGGACGGCGGCGGCCGGCGCCCAAATCGTGTCGGCGGCGACCGTCGGGGCAAACGCGCTTACCGCTGTGGCGTCTGCATCCATTTTGCTCCGCGTCTTTGGCACCGGCCCATTGCCGGCGGCGCAGCAGATTTTCTACACATGCGTGACCGCATGCAATTCCTCGTCCGTGAACATTTCAATTTCCTACCACCTATTCTAAGGCGAGAATCATGGCTGGTTCCGTCACAATTTCGCTTACGAACTTGTCGGCAAACGTGATAGGTTCGTCGAAGCGCTCCGAGGCGTCTGAAATCCAATGGTGGGTTGATAACGTGCTTCGGCAGATGGTTGCGAGCGGGACTACATCGGGCACGATCACGGACAGGGCCGGAAATTCGGCCGGCACATGGAGCTGGACGCCGGTTAATACGACCTGATAGGAGGTCGCTACGATGGCGTTCGAATGGCCTCTCGATAAGCTTTCCCTGATAAATTCCGCGCTCGCGATGACCGGCGACAATCTTGTCGCGGCGCCGGACAACGGGTCGGACGAATGGACCGTGGCTTCTCCCGCCTATGAGCGCGGGCTTGCGTTTTCCATAGAAAGCCATTCGTGGGGCTTCGCGACGCTCGTTACGCCGCTGACCCCAAGCCCTATAGCGCCCACGGATACCGATTGGGACACGGCCTATCCTCTCCCCTCTGATCTCGTTCAATTGATTTGGGCAAAGATCAATGCAAATACGAGCAATCCAGCATCGAGCTTCACCAATCAGCTCACGCTCTGGGGAATCGAGGTTGTCGGAGGAAAAACATGCCTTGTGACCAATGCGCGGGGTGGCCCCCCGCCGCCGCCGGTTTCTGTGACGCCCGCGCAAATCACGATCAAATATATTTCTAACCAGGGCGCGCTCGCGGATTCGACGAACGGAACGCCAACGCTGGTCATGGCGCTTCAATCGTTCGTAATGGCCGGGATTTATCGCGGCTTGCAGCAAGACCCGGCCGAAGGCGACAAAATGTGGCAGGCCGGAACGATGCTTCTACAAGATGCCCGCACGCGCTACGATCAGCAAAAGCCGAAGCGGCAATTATTCAATTCGCGCATCGCTGCCGCGCGCCGCATACGGCGCCCATGGCCTCCGGTTGGAACCGGAAATTGGGGAAGCGGATCAGGCAACGGGATTCCGGGGTGAAACTAAATGGCGATCGCGAAGCTTGTCGGCTCGCAGCGAGATTTTTCGTCCGGCGAACTCGATTCTTCGATCAAGCGAAGCGACGATTCGGCGAAGATGAAAACCGGCGCTCGCCAGCTATCGAACTGGCGGATTTTAAATTCCCACAGCATTACAAATCGGCCTGGAAGGACGGCTCTATTCCCTGAACAAGGGCGTGTTGAACAAGTAACTATGAAACCTGGGTTCTCGTTCTTCGTCGCGTTTAGTGCCGGTCATTTGCGAGTTTACAACGACGCCGGCACGCGAGTTTTCAATACAGCGGTCAAAGGGGATGGTGCCACCTCGATTCCGTGGACATTAGCCACGGTCTCGGAGATCGTCTGGTCGATTTACAAGTTCACGATCTACATCACGTATGGCGATGATGCACCGGCGAACATCCCACAACTTCTCACATGGGATGGGATTTCATCGACCTCCACGTGGACGCTTTCGACATTTTCCTTTCAAGCACTTTTAAATGGCGGCCTCGATGCGCCATTTTATCGACTAGCCCCAAAGGGAGTAGGTATGTTGCCGTCCGCGCTAACCGGCACAATTTCATTGGCGGTTAGCTCTCCCTATTTTGCTTCCGGCATGGTGAACAACCACATTGTCCGGTATCAAAATAGTCAAATCAAGATAACTGCGGTGACAAACAGCACGAACGCAACCGGGCTCGTGCTTCAAACTCTGCCATCGGCGGTCAGCCTTGGGCCAAACGCCGGAACACAAAACGGAGCATTCTATGTTGGGGAGATTACTATCAACACGAAGGGCTACCAGGCGCAGGTCACGGCGGTCTCTGGAGGCGGCATAACCGTCTCATATCTAAGCCAATTTCAATACATTGTCAGTGACATCGTAGTAGGCCCGCATGGTTCCATGCAGGTCGGTTCAATAACAGCGGCTGGGATCGCTGATTCTGTTATATGGGATGAACAGATATTTGATAGTTACCTTGGATGGCCGCAAGCGACGTTTTTTGACCAAAACCGTTTAGGGTTTTGTAATATTCCATCTTTACAAAGTGGAATTGCTTATTCGGCTATTAGTATATTCAACAGTTTTTTACCTACCGCAGTACCTGACGGACCTATTTTTGCCTTGGTTCCATTTGGCGCGCAAGTTCTTTATGTCGTTCCAGGCATGGAATCATCAGAGTTCGTGTTCTGCGACAAGGCAATATACTACATTCCTATTACTGCAACTGCGCCGCTGACGCCAAACAATATTACATTCAACGCTCTTTCAAGGGCTGGATGTCAAGCAGGCGTTGAGCCGAGGCTGGCCGGACAGGTGATCATCTATATGAAGCCGGGATCAGTGTCGGTTGGCGCGGTACAGGCGCAAGGGGCTTATTACCGGCCATATATCGTCGATGACGTGTCAGAAATTCACTCGCATCTCTTCGCGCAGCCGGCCGTCGCGATTGCGATCCCCGGCGCATCGTCGCAATTCGAGGAATTGTACATTTACATCGCACTTGCCGACGGAAGCATCGTCACCGGGAAATATTTCGTGAGAGCCGGGCTTTTGGAGTCCGCCGCGGAAGGTGGTCCAAAGATCGGCTGGGCGCCATGGAGCGGGGCCTTTACGGTCAGCTATGTGGCAGCATCGAACACCGATGTTTTTTTCACGACATCCTATGCGCCGAACGGAATTCCAGCCGTAAACATCGTCG